GCATACTACTACATAGCGACAGAGGCAAGCAAAAATTATAATAAAGATTTTGGCTATTCTTTCAGCGTTTCAGACCGATTCAGTGCAGCTGTTGACATGGAAGAATACTATAGAGAAGATGAAGTTTTTTTGTAATTTATAAACAGCCGAAACGCTCTTAGGAGCGTCCACCGCGGGACGGTCTCCCGGTGCTGATGATGGCAGACCAGAAAGGGAAAACATGAAAATTGAAAATATTAAAAATTATCTAAATGAGAAAATTACAAATAGTTGGTACAAGAACAGTGAAATTGATTACGGTATCAGCGGAAAATTCCTTGACTGTGAAACAATCGGAAATGATTTAAAAATCATCTGGGAAGAAATGGGCGAACAATTAGAAATGGTTGTTTCGTGGTTTACAGAATACAGCCCAGAGCAGATATATAACATCTGGATGGAAGAAGCATAGCCGGACGTGTTCCGGCTCTGTAATGCCAGCGTGGGCGGTTCCAACTCCGTGAAAAGGCAGAGGACAGAGAAAGGGTTGATACATCCCATTTATTAAAAATATCCGCTTTCCGGCGTGAGCGTATCAGATTCCGGGTTGTAGCTGATCGGCGGCAGCATAACTGCCAGTTATTAAAATTTAAGAGGTGATGGAAATGAAAAGAAAAATAAAAGTATTTATTGAATGGCTTGAGCTGTTCGCTTTATCGTTTGGATCAATCTTTTTTTATGTTTATATACTGGCTTGTATTTGGCTATTAAAACGCGCCCGGAATTATTCCGGGCTTTTTCTGCACCTTGACAAATGCCATGAAAAAGTCTATATTTGACGATATGAGACATCTTTACCGTTTACACTATAATTCATGCTTTTATAACAAAATGCGCTATACGGTCAAAATACGAGCGTGTACAGTTATGTTGTGCGCTGTCAGTTCGACAGATCACCAGAAGAAATGCGCTAAAAGTCCGCGTTTTTTTTGGCAGTTCCGCACTACTTCCAGCCTTAAAATCGGTTCAAAATCGGTGTGAAATTTTCAACGGATTTTATCTGAAATTTCGACCCATAAAAGTATATAGGGGGGGCTTTAAAAATTTTTGCAATAAAATTTTCGATATTTTTTAGTTCATTTTTCACTTCAATTTTAACTATAGGGGGGGATTTGTTTTTTTCTGCAATATTTTTTCGATATATTCTCCAGAAAAAACGCAATCATTTTGTATAATCAATCTTGACATTTTGTAATCTAATCCTAATTTTCTACAAAACTCTGATAAAGTCATTACTTCATCTTCGTATTGAACGTGAATGTTGTTTGTTTTGTTATTAGCTTGGGTTTCTGCGTCAGCCCACCTGCAATTCTCTGGTGTATAATTACCGTTTGGATTTATTCTATCAATCGTCAATTCATCGTTATATCCATTATGTATTGCCCATTGATAAAATTTTTCAAAGCCATTGTCTCCGAGCCAAATCTTATTAACCGTAATTCCTTTTTCTCCATAATATTTGTAAGATGAACTGTTCTTGTTATAACATCTATAAATCATATTTCTATATATACCAAGCAATCTATTCCTTGATTTATCCCTGCAAGCAGCATTCTTTCTTCCACAACCACAACTGTGATTATTAGAAGTGTTTATCAAGTATTTCTGCTTTTTTATTACAGCGTTTCCACAATCGCATCTGCACAAATATTCAGCGTCTATTCCAGATTTTTCTGAAAGCAACTTAATCACTTTTAGTTTTCCTATTTTGTTTCCCTCAAGATTTCGATTGCATTTTGCATTTTCGTGATAGTATTTACTTTTAGATTCTTTTTCATCACGTCTCCTTTTCGCTTCTGCTTTTATTTCTTCTGCGTAACAGCCGCAACTAGGAGTTTTCGCTTCTCTTAATTTTTTTAAAGAACGTATAACAGTGTTTCCACATTTACATCTAAATTTCCAATAACTACTCTTACCATCAAAATGATCGTATCCAATTGCAGTTAAATAGCCAAATGTTTGTCCTGTAATATCTTTCCTATTCCAGCTCTTTCGAACTGTCATAACATCACTCATGATCTACACCTCCTAAACCGTCAACTGATATGTTCCGTCAAGAACACCCATAGCAAGCTTCATTCCCTGCACGCCATAGAATATGTTATTCTGATTGGCGCAACCGTTTAACAGTTCGTCAAACTCCTCATACAGTTCTGCGCTGACAATTCCTTTCAGCTTTTCCATAAACGGAGCGAAATATTCTACGAATTTATCTCCGTCTTTTGTTGCAAGTATCTGGTTTTCAAATGTGATTTCTAAAAATTTGTCCATACTATTTTCCCCGCTTTCCAGCTAAAAAGCCTATTCTAAATGCTAAATCCACTGCGTTATTCACGTTGATTTTTGTTCCAATATCAATCAGATTGAGGTAATCTTCCCAATCAAGATTCGGTTCAACGGTTGCAGTTATTTGTCTATATCTTTGCATTTGAGAATAAACTTCTTTTTGTGTACGCTTTCTACCGGTTCCTTTCTTGCCTTTTAATACTCGTAAAATAGTACGTTTTACATCTTTTTCCATAAAAAAATCTCCTTTCGATGTTTGACAACTACACCAAAAAGAGATACAATAATTGTGCATGCTCCTTTGGTGTGTGCTTTGTGGAGTAATCGTGTCGCTTTGGTCGGTGGAACGATTACTCTTTTTCTTTTAACTCTTTGTATTGAATTTCAATACCTTTTCTTATCACTTCTGATTTGCTCACATTGTTTTTTTGAGAAACAAATTCAAGCTGTTTATTTGTCTCATCGTTTATTCTAAAGTGAACAAGCTTATTGATTGGGTCATCTTTAATTTTCTGACCTTTCATCGGTGACAATATACCATCTCCTTTCACTTAATGTAATTACATATTAATATTGTAATTACATTTTGTCAAGTGTTTTTTAAGAAAATAGCGGTAGATTTCTCCACCGCTATCAGTACATCAAAAATTATTCTGTTTTCTTACTTTTTACGATCGCAACAACTGCTAAAATAGCATTGATTAAACACCATCCCGCCCAAATTTTCAAGTCTGTATAACTTCCTGCCAATACAAAACCGAAAAATGAAGCTAACCCAAAAAGAATAATTAAAGAAATGTTCCCGCCTTTTCCTTTTGTGTTTCTAGTAGCGATTGAAACAATTCCTCCAGCAAGCATTAAGATTGAAAGAACAATTCCTCCACTTCCACCAACTTCCCCTGTTTCCCCAAGCGTGTTTCCGATTCCAACCGCGCAAGATTGAAAAGATACCACTACGAATAAAATAATTGACAAAATACCAGATACCAATTTCCAAGTTTTCATAACAAATTTCTCCTTTTTTATTGTACTTCTAAATTAAATATAGCTGAATACTCATTGTAATCGTCGTCATAAATCGAAACATAGTCTTTAAAGCTTCCGGCATTTTCAACGCCTATCGTAACTTCTGCTTCACAAAACGCTCCTGTAGGAACTGATTCTGGATATTTTTCAGTATCACCGGGATAAGAACTTGCCACTTTTCCGGCATTGTCCACAACTTTCGATTCAAAATTAACATACAAATCTTCTTTTAATCCGATATTTTCATATGTATAATTAATTACATACACTGCGGCTGGATTACTTTCATCAAATTGATTACGATAATCTGTTGCGATTACAGAATTTACAGTAACTTTAAACTTCCCATCAACTTCCCATGTTTCGCCTACTTTAAATTCTTTTGTTTCTTTACTCTCCTCTTCCTTCTTTTTAATTTCTTCTAACTCTTCCTTGTACTGATCGCGTTCTTTTACAACCTTGTCGTATTCCGCTTCTGATACTCCGCTTTCTTTTCCACTTCCACAAGCCGTCATTGATAAAGCCATTGTCCCTACGAGTAACATTGATAAAATTTTCTTTTTCATCCTCATATCCTCCCATTCGTATGATACCAACATTCTACCACAAAAAAGCGTAAAAAGAAAGAAGTAGACTAGGCTACCTCTTACCTTTATTAAATGCACTATTTTTATATGTATTCCACAACCCTGCTGTCGAATATCGGCTTTGTGATAACTCGAAAATCAGTCTTGCTCTTGTCATTTCAGGATTCGTTTTCCTAACATATTGCAACAATTCATCTATTTTATCCATATCGCACCTCTCTTGACATTGCACTCATTAAATCATCCAGAAGATAAATTAAATCTTCTCCATAAATGCTGATCCAGTCTGCAAGAAATTCCTCCTGTTCAATCGGAATTGAAATATTATAGGACATCATAAAACAGTGGCATAATTCGTGGCACAATACTTTTTTAAGAAATGAGCCGGATAACAAATCTGATAGATACACGCAATTATCATTTCCATCTGTAACACCAACCGTTAAAGAATCGTCACTTCTATGCAGTTTTTCACTTGAAGCATTTACAAATTCAATGTGCCACATTCGATTATTTATTATAAACGTCATATTATCACCTACTTAAAAAGGGGTCTGATTCGACCCCTTAATCTTATACTACCTTCTGCGCCAATACCTGCAACTTATTCTTGAGAAGAGTTTTTTCTTCATTGGATGCATCAGAAATCATTTCTGTAATGTCACTTCCAAGTTCAGACATGTATTTCTCAAGCTCTTTCATTTTTGCTTGTTTGTCCTCTGTGCTATTTCCGTTATGAAGTTCTTTCGCTTCTGTGTAATTTCTTTTTGCCATCTCGTATCGGGTGCTTGTGCCATCGTTGAAACGTGTTTTTCCGTATCCTCTACGACCACCAGAATAGTTTCCGTTACCAGAATTTGGAGTCGGTGCACTTCCGGAATCACCGGAATAATACATGCGTCCTTCGCTTCTATCCATATCCCTGTAATATTCCGCATCTTCGTCATACATTTCCGGCATCATGTAGGAATATGGAGTATAATTACGTCTACCATCACCACGTCTCATAAAACGACCGCTTGTTTTACTTCGCGGCTGTCCACGGTAAAATCTTCGTGCCTCTTCGTCTTCCATGCCGTATTCTTCTTTCAGCATTTTCAGAAAATACTTTTCAGATTCTTCCTCTTCTTTTTCTTCCTTATCCATCGCTTCAATGATACGATAATCCTTATCATAGCATACAATGTTTTTAATGATTTCAGACCAAGCCTTTAGCTCTTCAACTTCTGACAAATTGAGATTGTCAATTCCTTTTCCTTCTACCTTTGATTTCAGACATTCTGCTATCTGTTTTGCAAATTTATGCATTATGCGTCACCTCCTGTTGGTGTTACTGCTGTTCCCTCTCCATTAATTGCCCTCAAATTTTTTGTTGTGCAACAAACTCTTTTACACAATCTGAATGTACCGGAATCTGCGGATGTATGAACAACTGTTGCATATCGCGTTCTGGTTTTAATACCGCATGCTGTAACTTGGTCACACCCCGGCTGTGTGAGTGGATATAGTACTGCTCCGGTTCCAATTTGAATAAAAACAGGAGCATTGATTACTGTTGTATCAGGAATCGCCTGTCCAACAACGATACAATATTTTTCATTATCGTTATAAGAGCCTGCCGGAATTCTTATAACAAGACCTATTCCGGCTGTATATACGACTGATTCTGAGATAACCAAGCGATCACAAAGCCGACAAGTATTTTTACAAGCCATAATATTTTCCTCCTTAAATCAATATGGGATAAGCCATTAGACCTATCCCATAGAAATGTTATCAGCCTAAATCGGCGAGTTTATTTAATTACGCGCATCCACAACCGCAAGAGTTGTAGTTAGGAAATGTGACTGGCTGTGGCGGTTGAACCACGTAAGCCGGTTGCGGACAATCAGCTCCAAGTCTTCGGATCAATTCCGCTGTCTGTGCATCCTGATTAGCAGTGATGTAAGCATTCTGAGCTGTCTGAGAAGCCTGGAACTTAAGGCTCTGATTTTCAGCCTGAAGAGATGCAATCTTGTCCTGTGTTAAGAAGTCAAGGATTGCTCTTGTTCCTGCGTTCTGACCCTCGATAATATCTTTCGTGCTGTTCTGAATCACGTTTCTTGTGTCGCAAGCCTGAGTTGCAATGTCGTAACGAACTTGTGAAATTGCTTCTCTGTTATCACAGCAGCACTGAGCCAACTGTGCAGAAAGATTACAGAAGCCACGTTCTACGCCGTTAAATCCCTGCATCATTCCCATGTTTGTGTTGTTGAAACCGTTTGTGATTGCATTATTTAACGCATAGGTGCTGTCGCAAATTCCTTGCTGCAAAGCGTTAATTCCAGACTGCAAGTTGTTCAGAGCAAATCCTTCATTGATATCTGCTCTTGTTGCAAGTCCTTGTAATCCAGGTGAATTTGCTCCACCATTACCACCGAAGCCAAAACCATTACCGCCCCATCCGAAGATTAAGAGAATAATGATCCACCATGCCCAGCCGCCATCTCCGAAACCATTTCCGTTGTTTCCATTTCCATCAATAGATGCTACCAATGGAACGGAACAATTACCTGTATTGAACATATTAGATGTCCTCCTTATTTTTTATTCATAAAGAGGAACTTAAGTATTATGCCGGCAACCTCTAATATGCTACATTCCTAATTGCTGTCTAACTTTTTCTATTGCTTCATCGGGATTAATCCCTTTTTCCTTGCACAAATTCCTTGCAAGTTCTTCGACCCCTCTTGAGTCTCCTTTTTGCGCCATTTCAAACGCATTTTTCATAATTGGATTATTCATTGCAGGATTATTCCCCATCATCTGTCGGAAAATCTGCTGCGGATTTCCTCCATTTTTTATCATTTGTCCTATCATTGTCAAAGGATTCATTATGTCTCACTCTCCTTTTTAGTCCTAGAAACCGTTGTTTTTGTCATTGGTTTAGTCATAGATTTTTCTAGTTCTTCAATCTTATTTGCGAGTTCGTCAAACTTCTGCATAAATATTTCTGTCACTTCATCGGATAATCCTATTTTTAAATTATCTTGAACTGATGCAGAATTGCTTGACTCTTCCATGACTGGATGATAAACTACGGTTGCGATTGTTCCGTTCGGCGTCCATGACTTTAAATAAATCTCCGACATATCTTTTTTGGGAAAGATTGCAACACTTCCATCCATCGGAACATCATTCGCTGTGATTTGTTCTATAGTATCTACCACTTTCCCATTCAATCCGATAGGCTGATTTGGTAAGGACATTTGTATCCCTGCCATTTGCGGTTGTTGTAACGTCTGTTGATATTGCTGTAAACCTGCCAACCTATCCATATAAGGTTGTTGCGGATTGTACTGTTGACCATAATTATTCATCTGAGGATAATATTGCGGATAAGTCTGCATAAGGATTTTCCTCCTTCATATCTTCTAAAACTTTTTGAAATGCATGAACAGCGGTCGATTGACAACCGATCGGCATTTTCTGCATTTCTTTGTTCGCAAAAACTCTTTCTAAAAATTCATCGGTAAGCAT